GGTATATACAAGGTGTTTTAGTTCAAATATCATAAATACTGTATAGAGAACACTAACATCCAATAGGAGAAAAACATGGCATTAGTATCACCAGGCGTAGAAGTCAATGTAATTGACGAATCATTCTACACTCCAGCAGCAGCTGGAACGGTACCTATGATCTTTGTTGCTTCGGCTAGTAATAAAACTAGAAGTAGCGGCACAGGAACAGCACCAGGTACAACAAAAGCAAATGCAGGTAAACCATATCTAATCACTAGCCAGCGTGAGCTTGGTGAAACATTTGGCGATCCTTTATTTTATAGCGATGCAAACAACAATATGATCCACGGCGGAGAGCTTAACGAGTACGGCCTACAAGCTGCTTACTCTGCATTAGGCGTTTCGAATCGTGTATATGTTGTAAGAGCTGACCTAGACACATCAGAACTAACAGCAAGTGCAACAGCACCAGGCGGCGAACCAGCAAACGGCGCTTACTGGTTTGACACTTCAACAAGTAATTACGGCATCCTACAATGGAACAGTGCTGCTATTACAACAGCTGGAGGACAATCATTTACAGCACAGACACCTAGAGTGCTTACAGAAACTACTGACTTAGTTGGTAACATTGCAGGCGGCTTTCCTAAAACATCAATTGGAGCAATTGGTGATTATGTAGTTGATGCAAATGATACAATGAATCGAGTTTACTACAAATCAGCAGGCAACTCAGGAGCAGGTATTGCAGCAGGTGCTTGGGTAGAAGTAGGCGGCAACGCTTGGAAAAACAGTCATGCAACAGTTACTACTGCAAAACTGCCAAATGTAACACTTACATTAGGTGACACTATTACTATTAATGGCACAGCTACATCACCAACAACTGGTACAGCAATGTCTGACGTAGTTACTAGTATTAACGATGCCAGCATCACTGGAATTAGCGCAGCATTAGCACCAGGCGGCACACAGATACAAATTTTTGTAGACGGTACATCGCAATCAAATGGCGCAGTAACAGACGGAAAAATGATTCTTGCAACTGGTACAGGCGACTTGTTATCAGAGTTAGCATTAACAGCAACTACTTATAGTTCACCTAGATTAGCTACTGCACCGCATACTAGTGTTCCAGAGTTTAAATCAGGTGACACATCACCTGCACCAACAGGAAGTGTTTGGATTAAAACAACTACACCAAATGGCGGAGCAAATTTAAGCATTAAAGAATACAATACAGCTACACAATTGTGGTCATCTATAACAACACCAATTTATACTTCACCAGAAGGTGCAATAAACGGTCTTGACAAAACAGGCGGCGGCGCAAACTTAAAAATTGGTGATTTGTATGCAAAGGTAAACGTAGACGAGCTTGGCAATCCAATTGCAAACTATAAAGTTTACACAAGAGCAGTATCAGGTGCAACTAGCATTATTGGTTCAGTAATTGGAGCAACTGGAGTTACAGCAGCAACATACACGTTTACAATTAGCGAATCAAAAGCTAATACAGCAGCAATGACAACAGCAGCTTCAGTAAGTGTAACAACAACTGGCGCACTAACTGACGCAGAATTACTAGCAACAGCTATTAACGCTGAAGGGTTTGTTAATGTTGTAGCACTAGTAGATGCACAAAATAGAGTTGTAATTCAGCACAAATTAGGTGGTGAAATTGACATTGTTGACACAGACAGCGGCCTTGCAGGTTTTGGTTTTTCATCAGCAAACACAGCTAACTTATATGCTGGTCCAAACGCAGTTGGTCTTGTTGCTTCAAACTGGAAGCCATTAAAGTATACAGCATCAGGTAACGAGCCGTTAAATCTTACTGCACAAGGGCAACTATGGTATAATAGTGTTGTTGACGAAGTTGACATCCTAGTACACAATGGCGATGCTTTTGTTGGATTAAACTATGATGGTACTTCAGGATTATCAAACGTAGCAAGTCCATACAGTGGCACCAACGCAGAAGGTCCTATTGTAAGTGCAACTGCACCAACAACACAAACTGATGTTTCTAAAAGTCCGTTAGTTAATGGTGATATTTGGATTAGTACAGCAGATGTTGAAGACTATCCAGCAGTTTACAGATGGAATACAGCATTATCACCATCGGCCTGGGTACTACTTGATAAAGCAGACCAGACTACAGAAAACGGAGTACTATTTGCAGATGCACGTCAAGGCAATGACGGCGGAACAGCAGACGATGCTCCAACTTCGACTATTGCAGAAATGCTTACTAGTGATTACGTGGATCCAGATTCACCTGATCCATCACTGTATCCAAAAGGCATGTTGCTATGGAACTTACGTAAGAGTGGATTTAATGTTAAGCGTTTTGAGCGTAACTACATTGATACCGCAGGTAAAAACGTTCGCCAAGGCGGCGTAGACGACGGTGCTTCAATGTCAGCTTACTACCCACATCGTTGGGTTACTGATTCAGGTAACCAAGCAGATGGTTCAGGTAGCTTTGGACGCCATGCACAGCGTAAGAGTGTTGTACAAGCACTACAAGCAACTGTTAACAGCAACCAAGATATTCGTGACGAAGAAAGTCGTCAGTTTAACTTAATTGCAACACCAGGTTATCCAGAGCTAATTGGCGAAATGATCACACTAAACTATGATAGACGCTTAACAGGGTTTGTTGTTGGTGATACACCATTCCGCTTAACACCAGATGCAACTTCATTAAATGAATGGGCAACTAACGTTAAACTAGCATTAGAAGATAACGATGACGGTGCAGTTAGTTTCGACGAATACATGGCTATGTATTATGGTTCAGGTTTTACAAGTGACAACGCAGGAAACAACATTGTTGTTCCTCCAAGTCATATGGCCCTACGTACTATCATACTAAACGATCAGGTTGCGTTCCCTTGGTTTGCTCCAGCAGGCACAAGACGCGGCGGTGTAAGCAATGCTACAAGTTCAGGCTATATCAATAGCGAAGGCGAATTTGTAAGTGTAGCACTAAACACTGGACAGCGCGATACACTTTACTCAAATGCAATTAACCCAATCACATTTATTAGTGGTGCAGGACTTGTTGTATTTGGTCAAAAGACTCGTGCAAGAAATGCAAGTGCATTGGATAGAGTTAACGTAGCACGTTTAACTGTTTACTTACGTGGACAGCTAGAGCTACTAGCAAAACCATACTTGTTTGAGCCAAATGACAAGATCACAAGAGATCAAGTTAAATCAGCAGCAGATGCATTGTTACTGGAACTAGTAGCGTTACGTGCATTGTACGATTTCTTAGTAGTGTGTGATGAATCAAACAACACACCTGCAAGAATTGATAGAAACGAGCTATACCTAGATATTGCTATTGAACCAGTTAAGGCGATTGAATTTATTTACATTCCGCTAAGACTTAAAAACACAGGTGAAATTGCAGCACTAGGTTAATATGCGCAGTTAATGAGTGGATGAAATACTCCACTCATTTAAGCATAAATACTGTATAGGAGATACATAATGCCAATCACAACATTACAAAATATTAGTGTACCTACAGAGGGTGCTGGATCTAACTCGTCATTATTGATGCCTAAGTTACAGTATCGCTTTAGAGTATTACTAGACAACTTTGGTACTACTGGAGGTCCAGATGGTACTAGAGAAATTTCAAGACAAGTAGTAGACGTAACTCGTCCAAACGTTAGTTTTGAGCAAATGACCATTGAAGCTTACAACTCAAGAACATATCTTGCAGGTAAGCACACATGGGAACCAATTACACTTACACTACGCGAAGATGCAAACAACAACGTACAAAAAGTTGTTGGACAGCAGCTACAAAAGCAGTTCGATTTCTTCGAACAGTCAAGCGCAGTATCAAGTGGCACATACAAATTCCAAACTAGCATCGAAGTATTAGATGGTGGTAACGGTGCTAATGGAGCGGCAGTAATTGATCGCTTCCGTTTAGTAGGTTGTTACATTGAATCAGCTAACTACAATACGCTAGCATATGCAACAAACGAAGCAGTAACAACATCATTAACTATACGTTATGATAATGCTATACAGTTTGGTGCAGACGAATCATTCGAAGGTATCGGCGAAGCAGTTACAAGAGCAGTAGCAGCAGGCATTGGCGGAACAACCGTTACTGGCTAATAATTTTAGTTAGGATTGGTTTTTATTTAAAGCGAGGATTGTTAATTCAGTCTTCGCTTTTTTAATATACGCATAAAATTCACAAGGATAAATATTAGTATGAGTTTAAAAGATGCATTCCTATTTAATTTACAGTCACAAACACATTTGCGAGATGCCCGTCACGCAAATCAAATCTACACCCAAAGTAATTTTGCATTTGCTCCTAAAACCAAATACATGTATCATGTTAGGTTTGAGCCAACAGATGAAGTAGGAAATAGTGCAACATCGAATGTATTTAAATTTCAAAAAGAAATAGGAGTATTTGTTAAAAGTGCAGACTTACCTAGTTTTAGGGCAAGTGTAGAAAACAAACAACAATACAATCGTAAGAAAAATGTGCAAACTAGAGTAGACTATCAAGACTGTAGAATTACATTTCATGATGACAATACCGGTATTACTAGAGCGTTATTTGAAGAATATTACAGATATTATTTTGTTGATGCCAATCAAAATATATCAGGCAAGGATGCAGCATATATATCTCGAGACAAATATTTTAGCAAAGTGCCTTCATATGGTTTAGATAATCAAAAAATTAAACCGTTTTTTAAATATATCACAATATATCAACTAGCCCGAAGAGAATGGGTCGCTTATACATTAGTTAATCCTTTATTAACTGCATGGGACCATGGAAATGTTGACAGCGGCGCAACAGATTTTAACGAAAACACAATGAGTGTCGCTTATGAAGCTGTACAATACACTAGCGGAAATGTTGCTAACGATACACCTGTTGGACTAGCTGATGCAAGTATAGGATACGATGTAGAACCGAGTCCGTTAGGGTATTTAGACAATGCAATGATACCAGGAAACGATGGCGGCAAAGGTTTAATTCCTGCACTTCTTGGATTAGGAACGTCGGCATTATTAAATAAAGCATTTGGAAATAGTAACAGCCGTAGTAAAAATATTCTTAAAGAAGTTGCAACAGGCGTTATTGGAGGAGTAATAACTAACGTATTATCTCAAAATAAACTACCAGTACCTGATCCACAAAATCAACAATCAGCAAGTGTTCTAGAATCAACTAATTCTAGAAATTTAAATGGTCAACAAATTGTAGATCAATTATCAAATCCAGCAGTTGCAAATGCAGTAATACCTGCTTTAGTTAATAGTGGTGCATTGC